TAGAAAGGAGGTGAAATATATGAGACCAAAAAGACTCTCGCGTAACAAATCGAAAAGAAATTTTCGAAAAGGCGCGCGCGTAAAAAGCCGGAACTACAATACGTTAGTTCGTCGAGGCGGGATTCGTCTGTGATATACGGAAGTGTGCGCCTTATGGTTCACTTTGAGAAGGGTCGCCCATTCGGGCGGCCCTTTTTATTGGGGGAAAAATGACTTGTTATTTCCCGGTTGCCTTAAAAAGGAGTAAGGAGCGATATGGTCAAATGGTTGTTCCCTGTGGCCGTTGCATTGGTTGCCGTCTTGATTATGCTGGAATGTGGGCTATGAGATGTGTGAAGGAAGCTTCATTGCATGAAGAGAACACGTTTCTCACATTGACATATGATGAGGATTCCTGTCCCTATTCTTCTATCCCTGATCCCGATGGAGTGGTAAAGCCTACTCTCAAGCCTTCGCATTTGCGCGATTTCTGGAAACGCTTAAGGAAGGAGATTGGTAATGAACGATTCCGGTATTATGCATGTGGTGAATACGGTGAGCGGCGTGGTAGGCCTCACTATCACGCCATTGTTTTTGGTATTGATTTCGAAGATAAAGTTCTCGAGGATACAAATCCCGCTACGGGTGATAAGTATTACGGTTCTATGCTGCTTGATTCTGTATGGGGCCATGGGCATTGCATTATTGGTGATGTTAGTTACGAGTCTTCGTCGTATGTGGCTCGATACCTGATTGACAAAAAGACTGGAAACCAGGCTTTATATTACGATGAAAAGGGTATTGAGCCTGAGTTCTGTCGTATGTCTAGGCGTCCTGGAATTGGTGCGGATTGGTTTTTACGTTTTAAGTCTGATATTTCCGCCCATGATTATGTGGTACACGATGGACGCAAGAGGGGCTTGCCCCGTTACTATTCCAAGTTGCTGGAGCAAGTTGATCCTCTTCGTTACGAGGAGGTTAAGGAGGTCCGAAAGAAAAAGGCTGATGCAAGTTACTGGAGGCAAAAAGACCTCGGTGCCGCGCCACTGAAACAACGTGAAAAGTTTAAGCGAGCACAGGTACTACGATTTTTGCGTAATCTTGGTGATAAATAAGCCTTGAATTCGGAATGATAATTTCTAATTATAAATCGGGTTGCCGCCAGGCAAGCCGAAACACACAAGAAAACCGTCTCGGTTTTCGCAGTAAAGGAGAGAAAAATGCTTAAGTGGTTATGTTTCTCGATAATGGATAAGAAAGTCGGGTCGTATGACCGGCCTTTCTTTGCTAAACACGTCATTGACGTGTCTCGCTCTCTGGAACAGGCTCTTCTGAAGGGTGAAGGGCAGTTTGCCCAATATCCCGCTGATTTTGCTCTATATATGGTCGGAGAATTCGATACCGAATCCGGCCATTTCATTCCTGCCGCTGTTCCTGTACATATGTTCGAAGTTGCGGCGCTTGTGAAGGGAGGCCAGAATGGCTGACCGTATTGTTCCCCGCAAACAGGCCAAGAATTTTGGCCCTTCTCTTACCGAGCAATCTGAGTTTGCTCGTACGGATATAAACGCGCTCTCGCAGAAAGTTCTGCGTTCGCGTCTTCAAGGCAACCCTAACGGGCGTACGCCCATCTATGGGGTTATGCCGTCTGTATCTTATCATGAAATGATGAACAAGATTGTTGCGATGGATACGCAATTCAATCGTCTTCCCCCTAAAGTTCGCCGGCGTTTCATGAATCGACCGGAGGCCATGCTGGCCTTCCTCGAGGACGAGAATAACCGCCGAGAGGCGGTTGAGCTGGGTCTCGTCGATGATCCGGCCATCGCCGCCCAAATCCGCGAGGAACAGCTATCTAAAAGGCGTCCTCAGAAGCCTGATTCCCGCCAGGTTGACCTGGTTGATGAATCCGGTGAAAATCCGGACGGAGAGGCCGTTCTGGAGGCCGATGACGAAGCCCAGCCCCGTAAGGCGGCTAAACCGGCTTCGTCCTCTAAAAAGGGCCGCTAAGGCCCGTGGCACCATTCTCTCTTGATGTAATGGTGCCAGCTGACACCAGTCAGCGTTGGACCCTCCGAAAGGGGGGTCCTTTTTTTGGTCGCTTTTTGAAAAAGTGAGGTATTTTTAAACCTGCAGGGGTCCCTGCGCAAGTAAAGGATAGGTTAAATGAAATCAGTAATGCAGTATGCGTTTGGTAAGATACAGGCTCCCAAGAAAGAGCGTAGCTTGTTCGATTTGTCCCATGGACACAAAACGACTTTTGATGCCGGTTACCTGGTTCCCATTATGGTCGAAGAGGTATTGCCCGGCGATACCGTGAATTTGAAGGCGACTTTGTTCGCCCGTTTGGCTACGCCAATTTTCCCTATCATGGATAACCTGTTTCTTGACACGTTCTTCTTCTTTTGTCCTTCGCGACTTTTATGGGATAATTTTGAGCGCTTCATCGGCGCTCAAGACACTCCCGATGCGTGGGACACGCCTACGGAATACGTAATCCCTCAACTTACTGGAGAGGGTGGAGGCGTTATCTTTGGTGATGGAGATATCTATGACCATATGGGCCTCCCGATTGATAAGCAATTTCCTGTAGTTGGAACTGATAATCCTTCTGCTCTGCCTCTGCGCATGTATAATCGCGTGTGGAATGAGTGGTTTCGTGATGAGAATTTGCAGGACCCGGTAACCTTTGATACCGGAGATGGTCCTGATGAACAAACCGACTATGAATTACTGAGGCGCGGGAAGCGCCACGATTATTTTACCGCATGTTTGCCGTTTCCTCAAAAGGGTGATGATGTGGTGTTGCCATTGGGAACATCGGCTCCTGTTATTGGAACTGGAATGACCCTCGGATTCATGTCTCAGGACCAAGAATTTGGATGGTATGCGAATGGAACAAATCCACCTCAGATAAGCACCACATTGTATGGTGATGCAATTGGAACTAATAGCTCTGGAGTCGGAGATAATTCCGGGAATGAGATTATTGGTGTTACCGATGACCCTACTAAGTCAGGTTTGATTGCCGATTTGTCGGCGGCGGCTACAGTAACAGTTAATAATTTGCGTGAGGCAATTGCTTTTCAGCAAGTACTAGAACTGGATGCCCGCGGTGGATCGCGTTACACGGAACATCTTGAAGCCACTTGGGGAGTTAGAACCCAGGATTTTAGGCTTCAGCGCTCTGAATATCTCGGAGGAAGCTCCGAGCGTATCAACGTGAGTTCCGTTGCTCAAACCGCTCCATCTCCTACTACTCCTACCGTTCGTAACGTACAGGGTGGACTTGCAGCCTATGGTAACGTTGCTACGCGTTCTGGATTCATGAAGTCCTTTGTGGAGCATGGTTATATCCTTGCTCTTGCTAATGTCCGTGCAGATTTGACCTATCAGCAGGGCGTTCGTCGTATGTGGTCCCGCTTGACCCGCTTCGATTTTGCGCATCCTGCGTTGACCCATTTAGGTGAACAAGCCGTACTTAATAAGGAGATATTTTATACTGACAATAATCTGGCTGTTAACAATGCTGTTTTTGGTTATCAAGAACGGTTTTCTGAGTATCGATATTTCCCTTCGGAAATCACCGGCTTATTTCGTTCGGATGCTGCTGATTCTCTTGATGCTTGGCATCTGTCTCAAGATTTTGCTTCTGTGCCGTCGTTGAATGCGGCCTTTATTGTTGATGACCCGCCCGTTGACCGCGTGATTGCGGTCGCTACTCAACCGCATGTGATTATGGATATCTATTTCGATATGAAATCTGCAAAGTGTTTGCCTATGTACGGCACACCCGGATTGGTGAGGTTCTAGTATGGACCCGATAATCGGCGGTGCATTGATTGCTGGAGGAGTTAGTCTCGCTGGCGGTGCTATCTCTAACGCTTCTTCGGCCGAGCAGGCTTATCGCAACCGTAGCTTTCAAGAACGGATGTCTAATACAGCTCACCAGCGTGAAATGAGGGATTTAAAGGCCGCGGGCCTTAACCCGATACTTTCCGCTAAGACCGGAGGTGCTTCTACGCCAGGTGGTGCTGTTGCACCACAATCCGATTTTATTTCCCCAGCAGTAAATTCCGCTATGGCCGCACGTATGCAAGCGGCTACGATTGCCGATGTAAATTCCTCGACTGCTCTTAAGAAAGAGCAGACTCAGGATTTGCAACTCAATAGGCGCACCTATTTGGACACTCGTCTTGCCGAGTTGGATGATGCTCGGCAGCGTGGTGATTTGACCTTTGTGCAAAAACAAAAGGTCAATGCCGAAGCGGAAGAGGTTAGACAGCGGATTGAGCTGCTCAAGTTGCAGCAGACTCATTCCGCCTATGGCCTTGACGCTTCTAAGGCTGATTCTGACTATTACAAGACTATGGGTCGTGCCCAACCCTTTATTAGGGGATTTGGCGAAATTTTGAATAGCGCCAAGGGCATCAATGATTTACGTTTAAGGATGAGGTAGAAAGGAGGTGAAATATATGAGACCAAAAAGACTCTCGCGTAACAAATCGAAAAGAAATTTTCGAAAAGGCGCGCGCGTAAAAAGCCGGAACTACAATACGTTAGTTCGTCGAGGCGGG